GCGGTCACAGACACCAGTATTTTTATCAGCGCTTATCCAGCAGGAACCACGCCTACAACGCCAGCAATACCAGGCGTGATCGTTTCAGTAACTAGCCAAGCGCAAATTGGCATTGGTTATTACGGATTAACATCGACTAGCACTGTCACACCAGGACTAGGCACCAAAACGTTTGTCACCAACCAGCCGTCAACTAGCGTTGCGTTTACGGTCGGAACGGTGGTCAGGATTGCTTATCAAAGCGATCCGACGGAATTCATGCAAGGCGTTATCACTTCGTTCAGCGGCACTAACATGAACGTTTTGGTTGATGCGTTTAATGGATCATCGGCGCGATCAGCGTGGGATATTTCGGTATCAGGCAGCAGCGGCGTTACGACTTTCAGCGCTGGCACGACAGGGCTAACACCCAATTCTGCGACGTATGGCAATGTCACTTTAGGCGGCACGTTAGTGGCTGCAAATGGCGGCACAGGACAATCAAGCTATACCGTAGGCGATTTGCTGTATGCGACCGGATCAACGGCATTATCAAAGTTGGGCATCGGCGCAAGCACAACGATTTTGACATCATCTGGCACCGCACCGCAGTGGTCGGCAGCGTCAGGGGTAACGGTTGGCACAGCCACCAACTTGGCAGGCGGGGCTACGGCGAGTATCCCGTACCAATCTGCGACCGGCACGACGGCGTTTCTAGCGTCTGTGGCTGGGGATTCTGGCAAGGTCTTGCAGAGTAATGGGACAAGTGCGCCGAGCTGGATCACGCCAGTGGCTTACGCGACGGTTACCGATGACACGACCACGAATTCGACGTTCTACCCGTTATTTGCAAACCAAACTAGCGGCAACCTAACGACACTTTTTTCGTCATCTACAAAATACCAGTACAACCCATCAACCGGCATTTTGACGGCCACAGGGTTTAGCGGATCGGGTGCAAGCCTTACGAACTTGCCAGCGGGTCAACTGTCAGGCACGATTCCGTCAGGGGTTTTGGGCAATTCCAGCCTGTTTATTGGCACGACTTCGATTGCGTTAAACAGGACAAGCGCCAGCCAAAGTCTGACAGGGGTAAGCATCGACGGGTCGGCAGGATCGGCGACAACTGCAACAAATGCAAACAATGTGGCGGTGACAGATGACACCACGACAAACGCAGATTATTACGTTACTTGGGTCAACAATACGTCGGGAAATCGGGCGATCAGCGTATCATCGACCAAGCTGAAATTTAATCCGTCCAGCGGCGTTTTAACGACAACCGGCGGCATCGGTGGAGGGGCATTCTGATGAATTGCAGAATCTTAGATATTCAGGCCAACGAAGGCGTAATTACAGCCGCCAAATACTTGTGTTCTATCGGCGACGTTGAATCCGAAGGCTGGTGGTATTTCAAAGAGCCTGGCGGCAAGGATTTTGCTGAAGTAGTTGAGGCTGATGTCATTGCGTGGGTGACTGCTGAAGCTGGGCAGATGATCCAGACCAATCTTGAAAATCAAATTGCGGCTATGAAAGTGCCAAAAGCGGTAGCGCCGTGGTTGCCGCAAACATTTACACCAGAGGTATAACATGGCTCTTCTTTTATCACCTTTTTTTGGCGCAGGCGGTCAATTATTTAATAACAATGGTGATCCATTAGCCGGTGGAAAAATTTATAGTTATCTAGCTGGCACCAACACGTCAACACCAACATATACAACCATCGCTGGCAATATTGCTCACAGCAATCCAATTGTATTAGACGGTGCTGGACGTGTTCCTAGTGGTGAAATTTGGTTGTCATTTGCAATTTCATACAAATTTGTTTTAGAAGATTCTGTTGGTGGTTTAATTGGAACTTTTGACAATATTGGTGGCATAGGCAACGGTGCAAATGTTCAAAATTACACAGGCAACGGAGCAACAACAACATTTGCTTTGCCGGTAGGCGTTTCAGGCGTTTTTAATATTTTTATCAACGGTGTTTATCAAAATAAAAACACTTATTCTATTTCTGGCGGAAATATTGTATTTACGCAAGCGCCACCACTGAACTCAATTATTGAAGCGCAGGTATAACTATGGCGCAAACTGGTTACACACCAATTTTAATTTACAGCAGCAGCACCGCAAGCGCTGCGCCTGTTGCCGGAAATTTGACCAATAGCACATTAGGATCAGAGCTTGCTATCAACATTACTGACGGCAAACTGTTTTACAAAGACAACGCCAATGCTGTGCAAGTTATTGGCTGGAAAACTGTGCCGACTACGGCAGGCGGCACGGGTATAACCAGCTACACTGCTGGCGATTTGGTGTACTACGCTAGTGGCACAGCATTTACCAAACTAGCTATCGGCACCTCAGGGAATTGGTTGGGATCGTCAGGTACAGCGCCGCAATGGAATGCGCCAGCAGCCCTGACCAAAACTGATGATGCGAATGTCACGCTGACTTTAGGTGGCAGCGCGTCAACAGCCTTGTTAAATGCAGCCTCACTCACACTGGGTTGGACTGGTCAATTGGCCACAAATCGCGGTGGAACAGGTTTGTCATCGTTTACAGCAAACGGCATTTTGTATGCATCATCAACGTCTGCGTTAGCTACTGGAAGCGCTTTAACCTTTGACGGCACAAATTTTGCCACTACTGGCGCAGCATCAGCTAATCGCTTTATACCAACAGGTAGCACCGTACCGACTAACGGCATGTATTTGCCAGCAACAAATACAGTTGGGATTGCTACAAACAGCACTGAAGACATTAGATTTTTTTCTACCGGAGGCGTTTCCATCGGCGACACCACCGACCCTGGCGCTGGCAATTTGCGTTTAGGCACTGGCAACCTAGTCATTGGCACATCCGGCAAAGGCATCGACTTTTCTGCAAATAGTCATTCTGGTGGAATGACCAGCGAATTGTTAACTTGGTATGAAGAAGGCACATGGACGCCTAGTGTTCAATTTGGTGGTGCAAGTGTTGGTGTTACTTACGTTGGCAGAAATGGTTATTACACAAGAATAGGAAATGCAGTAAATATTAGTGGATGGTTTCAATTAAGTAGCAAAGGATCGAGTACAGGCGATGTCACTATTGCTGGGTTGCCATTTACCCCAAATGCTACTACTAGGCGAGTAGCGGTTACGTTTGGAAGATTTGAAAATTTTAGTTTTTCTGTTCAATTAAACGGCAGAATTGATACGGCAACTTCTATTGATATGCTTGAAACATCGGCAGCCGGAGTGCTTACAACTATTACAAATTCAGACTTTACTAACGGAAGTCTTACATATTTTTCAGCAACATATTTTGTTTAATGTGAAGGATTAAAAATGGCTCTCACAAAAGTTACCTATGACATGATTCGCGGCGCACCCGTGAATGTGGCCGATTTTATTCCTCAAGGCGTTACAAGCAATTATGAGCCTTACATTGAAACCGCATTGCAATACTGTATTGACAATGAAAGAGATTTATACATCGACAAAATTTACCCAATTACAACGCCAATATTGTTGAACCGGCCAATAGTTAATCAATCTGGCATTACAGTCGATACTTTCGATTACACCATTATGACCATATTTTCTAATGGTGGTGGTTTTTCAGTTAATACAAACATTACAGGAATTTTTTACTGCACTTTTCAATATGCGGGTCAACCCAATAGGCCAACAACTGAAAACATTAGATTCTTAAACATAAAATTTATTTGTGATGATGCAACAAGAAATGCTTGGGTGATTAAAGGTGGAACTTCAACAAGCCCAACGTTCCTGCGAACAACGTTTGAACATTGCCAATTTGAAAAAATTAAATTAGTAAATGATACTTACGGAAGTTATTTGCAATCTTGGTATTTGATAGATTGTCTTGCAACATTATGGCAAGGCAATTTTATGAAAGCAGACAGATCGTTTGATGTTCAAATTATTGGTGGTCGATACGAAGGCACCGTAAGCGGCAATTGTTTTTATTTAACAAATTCTTACGGGTCTAAAATTTGGACGCAAATGGAAAGTATTAGCGGTATTGGAATTGTTGCCAACGCTGCTAATGGACTTGATATTTCTTGTTATTTTGAAGCCAACGGGCGAGATGTTGATACTTTGACTGCATTAAATCCGCAATTAGCTGCGGATTTAGGAACTTTTTTCACTCGTGGAATAAACATACACGGATCACATTTTAGTATAAGCACTGATGTTTCAACGCCAACAGTAACTTGGAATGTAAATTGTCGAGGGTGCAGTTCTCAAGGAAATAAAGGTTATGCAAATGGAACTGGAATTGTTCATTACTTAGATTTTAATACTAGTAATTTTACCGAAGTTCACACAGTAAACATAAACGATCCATTTGAAGGAACTGGAAAAATATCAAATTTTGATGTTTATGCTAGTTCTGGTTTGCGTAAAAGTGATGTGGCACCATCGGGATTTAATGTTGGCGTATCAAATAGCAACGAATTTACAATGGGTGGAACCAGTTTTCTTTATTCAAAAGCAGGAAACATGGTAAACATGGTAATAAAAACAACTTTAACCGCTACAACAACAACGACTCTCGGTGGATTAATTATAGAAAACTTTGGGTATGCGCCAACAGGAACAGCTCAAGAATTTTTAGCAGGCCACGTGTTAATTGATTCAACGGAATATCCTGTTGTAACAACTGCTGCTGGAAAAATTATAACTTTGAGCAATACAGCAGTACCGTCAAAAACGGTAGGTCAAACAATAGTTGTTCGCGCATTAATTAGTTATGTAAGTGGAATTGACTAATAATGTAACTAGATATTTTTGATTGGGGATTGAAATGACATTAGAAAAAAATATTGTTGTCGATCAAATAGAAATTGTCGAAAGCGGTTGCATTCAAATTCGCACCAAAACGGCAATCTTAGAAAACGGACAGCAAATCAGCGGAACATTTCACCGCCATATTGTTGCGCCTGGTGATGATTACAGCGCAGAAGATGCCAAAGTTCAAGCCGTTTGTGCCGCAGTGCATACGCCTGAAGTAATTGCAGCTTATCAAGCCGCGCAAGAAGCCAGCCGTGTTGAGGCAATTAGTGAAGCTGGCTGACATCCGAGCCTTTGCGGTTAACCCGCTGCGGAATGTTCCGGCTGACAAGCAAGGGCATTTTATCGTTGGGCTGATCGCTTACATGGCGTTTCATTTTGTCGGGGTTGCGGTTGGGTTGGGTGTTGTGGCAGTTTTGGCAGTAGGCAAAGAGATACACGATTGGTTTCACCGCGACCGGCACACGCCTGATTTGTGGGATGCGGTAGCAACGATGGCCGGTGGTGTTGCTGGCTTTATCTGCGGTTTGTAAAGGATAACTATGACCACCCCTTACGACATCATTACCCGCGCCATGAAGGACATCGGCGCGTTGGCTGCCGGCGAAGTGCCGACTGCGGACGAAGCGCAGGATGGGCTGGATATGCTGAACGACATGATCGCGCAGTGGTCAAACGAAAACATGATGGTGTTCTACCGCACCGAGATTGTGTTTCCGTGCGTCCAGAATCAGGTGCAATACACCATTGGCCCGTCGGGTAACGTGTCTGCGCGATTTACCGGATCGATCAGCGGCACCACCTTAACCGTTCCGACGGACGGCGTTCTAAAAGGCGCAATCACGATGGGCATGACCTTGACAGGGCCGGGCGTGTTGCCTGGCACTACCATCGTCGGGTTTGGTACGGGGGCGGGTGGTAACGTCAACGAGGGCGGCACTTATACCGTCAGCCGTGGGCATACAACGCCTGTGGTGCTGCAAATCATCGATGCCTACTATGAGCGCCCGTTGACGATTGAAAGCGCGTTTGTGCGCGTTAATACGACCAGCAACGGCGTGCCGATCTATGGCGGCGGTCTAGACTATCCGATTGCGATCCTGAGCCTTGAGGAATACGAGTCGATTGGCCTTAAGACTTTGAATGGCCCATGGCCGAAATCGCTGTACTACCAGCCGTCGGAGCTGCTGGGAACCATCTACTTGTGGCCAAACCCAGCTCAAGGTGAAATGCACCTGTTTACGCAGACCATTTTCCGCGAGTTTGGCGACTTGTACGGGTCGATTCAATTTCCGCAGGGTTATAACATGTGCCTACGCTGGTGCTTGGCTGAACGGCTAATGCCGATGTTTGGCAAGATCAATCAGATTCAGGTAAGCCAGATCACGGCCTACGCGGCACAGGCTAAGGCGACGGTTAAGCGCACAAATATGAAGCCGCCACAGGTCAGCAAGTATCCAGATGTGTTGATGACCGGCAGACCGAAGGATGCGGCTTTCATCCTTGATGGAGGCTTCAACTGATGGCAGATTTCGGCTTTGTTGGCGCGTCGTACACCACTCGGTCGATCTATCAGAACGATCAGGAGTGCATTAATTTTTACCCTGAAATCGACCCGACTAAGCAGCCGGGTGAGCGCGGTATCGTTGCGCTGTATCCAACGCCAGGCTTAGTCACTGAAATCCAATTCCCGATCCCTGCTGAGGTGCGCGGGATGAGGGCGCTATCTGGCCTGCAATATGCCATCGCGGTCTGTGGTAATCGGGTCTATCGCATCGCCACCGATCTTACTTACATTCAGGTCGGCACCCTAACCACCAGTTCAGGACCCGTGTCGATTACAGATAACGTAATGACCACGCAAGGGCTGACCGCTTATCTGGTCGATGGGGTCAATCGGTATTACTACGTCGTGGCCACCAATACATTTGTAACGCTGCCATTTTCTGACGGCGATTGGCGGGGCGCAAATACCGTCGATACGGTGGACAACTATGTGGCCTACAACGAGCCAGGAACGCAAAATTGGGCGGTGACTGATTTGGGATCACCCTTGTCCACCACGGGGCTGTACGGGGCTAAGGATGGGTCGCCTGACAAGCTGGTGGCGCTGATTATCGACCACCGGCAGGTTTATCTGCTGGGCGAGGTGACTACCGAAGTCTGGATTGATGTCGGCAGTCAGATACCCAACATCATCACTTTCCCATTTCAGCGGGTTTCAGGCACCAGCAGCCAGAACGGTTGCGGTGCGCCGTTTTCGATTGTTCGCTTTGCCGAAACCTTCATGTTTTTGGCGCGGGATACGCTGGGAACCGCCACCATCGGCCAGATGAAAGGCTACGAATTTCAGAGGCTTTCGACCCACGCGGTTGAGAATAGTCTGGTTGGGGTTGATGTATCGGATGCTAGGGCATGGTCGTTCCAGATCGAAGGCCACGAAATCTATGTGATTAATTTCCCATCTATCGACCTGACATGGGCTTATGACTTGGCTACCCAGCAATGGTTTAAATGGCTGTGGTGGGATGCGCCCAACGCGGTCTATAAGCGCCACAGAGGGCAGAATTGCATCGCATTTGCGAATAAGAATTTGGTAGGCGATTATGAAAACGGCAAGATTTACAGCCTAAACTTTGACGAATACACCGATGCTGGCAACCCGATCCGTCGGTTACGCCGTGCGCCGCACCTGACCACAGACTTGCAAAGACAGTATTTCGAGGAATTCCAGATTCAATTCCAGCCTGG